CAACCGTGTACTTCTGGGAGGCGAGGTGGAGGCAACCACACCGCTCAAGCAGTTCTATTCACGAGTGTTTCCAAATGTTACTGTGATCAAAACAGACTCCTGCACAGCGGAGTACGTAAAATATCTATCTAATTGTTTCTTGGCTGTGAAAGTGTCAGTAGCTAATGAATTTGCGGCTATGTGTAAATTGTCTGGGGTAGACTATGACAAGGTGACTGAATACGCAACATTTGACCCTAGGCTTGGGAACACGCATTGGGTTGTGCCGGGTCCAGATGGACACAACGGATTTGGTGGAAGCTGTTTCCCCAAAGATATAAACGCCATAATCGACTTTTCCACCAAGCTAGGCGCCCCCTGCTACACTCTGTTGGGCGCTTGGACTACAAACCTTGTAGTCAGACCAGAAAAGGACTGGGAGCAGCTAAAGGGAAGGGCTGTGGTGGACGATTAATGGCGATAAAAATCAACCATCTCGACCCGACTCCACGATCTGGACCTGTTGTGAGACATGCTCCAAATTGTAGTCTGGGCAATAAACTGTTTCAGCTTTTTTGTGCCGCCGCATTAGCGTTGGAAAAAGAAGAAGTACTATGTAACTGGATGCGAACAAAACTTTACACAGGCTCACAAGACAAGGCAGACATTAGTTACGAAGATCAGTGGGGATACAAATGGGGAGAGCTTAGGCGACACCCTGATCATTTTCCGCTAACCTTTGTGGGTTTCGGGGCCGGAACATCGTGGGACGATATCTACTGCCAGAATCCAAAAGTTGTAGAGCTGATATCCAAACATAAAAATAAAATCGTATCAGACTTTGGAAAAAATGACGGGGTATTTGTACATGTAAGATTGGGAGATTTGGTTGACACGGACAGGCTAGAGCTTGTACCGACCTACGAATACTATCGACATTGCTTGTCGCAAACAAATTTTAGTAGAGGCTTCATTGGGTCCGACAGTCCAGATCATCCATTAACACAAAGACTACTACGCGAGTTTAATCTGGAATTTTATGATGACACACCCGAAAACACTATAGCTTTTGGATCTACATTTGAAAACAAGATTTTATCTCTGGGCACATTTAGTTGGTGGATTGGTTTTATTGGCAATCAAAACAATGTAATCTATCCGTGTGTACATGAATTTCCTTTTTGGCACGGGGAGATATTTGAACCTATGACAGACTGGAATTGTATTTCTAAGGAGATATACAACAACACATGAAAGGGTATTGATAATGGAAATACAGGGACTAGACGGAAGAATCTATCAGTGGAACGCTTCGTCGTGCCAATCACAAACAGAAAAAAGATCCAATCTTCACAAAAAAGCCAAAGAATTGCTTGACAATCGGTTTCCGTATGATAGAATATTGGAAGAAGTTTCGCTACCCGGCACTAAAACAGAGAGACGGGGCGGCTCATTGCGGGCCGATCTATTTGTTCCTAATCGACGTTTAATTGTGGAAGTACATGGTGAACAGCATCACAACTTTAACAGCTTTTTTTACAAAAACAAGATGGCTTTCTACAGAGCAAAGGCTAGAGATGCCGATAAGAGAGAGTGGTGCAAGCTGAATGATATTACACTTGTGGAATTTAACTACAACGAAACACCGGAAGAGTGGTCTGAGAAGATATGACAGGTGAAGAAAAGCTACAGGAATTTGAACAGGCTATTGATGATTGGATTAGTTGCAACAACATCAAAAGTCCAAGAGGCCCAAGAAAGAATCTCAAGGGCGAAGATGCCAGTAATATACCCAAGATACTCAACATGACTTCGGAAACACTCAAATCTCTTACCGGCGAAGAGTGTCTTGTGTATGCCTATGAACTACACAGCTATGGCGAGTATCTCGAATCTGTAAGAGCTAAACAAAAAACAGTTTTAGAGTGGGCAGATAGCAGTATTTGGTATATAATATCTACAGTGATGCATAACTACGGCGGGCAATACGCGAAGTGGCAAGAGAAATACTTTGGGGCAATCAGGGAGAATCCACTGGCTTCCGAGATCCTTAAAATCAAGAACCATGCCGAGGCTAGAGTTGAAATGCTGGACGGCAAGGCCGCGAGGGTTCAGAAAATGGCGGATATCCTAAACAGCCTATCTAGAAGGAGATAACATGACAGATGATTTGGTAAAAAAAATACTAGAGTCTTTGACTCCGGAACAAAAACAGGAATTGATTGCGGGAGCGTTGAAACCGGAGCCGCCAAAGGAAGCCCCGGCTCCGCCCAAAGCTACGTCTCAAGATGACAATTTTGTCGCTACAATCAAAGACCAACCAATGGAAACACGGCGCGGCGGAGTTCCGGTTAATGAAGTTCGCAACAGGTCTAACGGCTTTGTGGACGACGGCGAAGAGGCTAAGCATGTCGAGACACCAACATTTAAGCCGACAGAGAGAAAGAGAGCCGCCTACAAACCAGTCGAGCAGAAATGCGAACGCTGCGATAAAGTTCTGACAGTCAATCCAGTACACAAAAGAGAATACTTCGTCTGCGACAAATGTCTAGCAAAATAACCAAACACAACTTGGAAGACCTAGCGGCGGAAAGAGCTGTTATATCTGCTCTTTGTCAGCATGGTCTAGATGCTCATCTTGAGATAGACTTTATTCAGTCTGACCATTTCACCGACGAAATGAATCAGCTTGTTTTTAGTTGCGTTCAAAAATCTATCTTTGAAACCTCTAAAGTTGAGCTGTCTTCCATTCTGTCCGCTGCAAACGATCTGGGAGTCTATGACCAGATCAACACTAGGGACGAAATAGGCTTTATTAGGTCGTTATTTAACTTTCCTATTCTCAAAGATAACATTGGGATTTATGCGTCTAAGCTGGCAAAGCTTAAGCTGGCAAGAGACCTAAAAAAGACGCTGAAAGCGTGTGAACAACATCTCAATTCCGTCACCGGCGATGAAGATATAATGGATGTTATATCTCAGGTCGAAGAGCCTATTCTAGATGCGACTGGTGATATCTACAAAGGTTCGAGCAAAAGGCCCGAGCTGATCGGTGAAGATCTAGATGATTATGTTCAATACCTGATTGATAATCCGTGCGATTTTGCCGGAATTCCAAGCGGGTTTCCTAGATTTGATCAAGCTATTGGCGGTGGACTTAGGAGAAAATGCGTCGATCTGGTTGCCGCTAGGCCAAAGGTTGGTAAGTCGATGTTTGGTGACGCCGTAGCTATGCATGTTAGCAGCGAGCTAGACATACCCGTTTTGGTTCTTGACACAGAGATGTCAAAGAAAGATCACCACAATAGAATGCTTGCCTCTTTGTCCGGAGTGGAAATTAACAAGATTACTACTGGAAGATTTGCCGAGAGCGAAATAGAAAAAGAAAAGGTTCTAGAAGCAAAACAAAAGTTGAAAGAAATTCCATATCACTATATCAGTATTGCGGGAGAATCTTTCGAGAACATTTTGAGCCAGATGCGCAAATGGATATATCAAGATGTTGGATTTGACGAGAACGGTCAAACTAAAGATTGCCTCATAGTGTATGACTATCTGAAGCTAATGGGGTCTGAGGGCATTAGCTCTGCTATGCAAGAGTATCAAGTCTTAGGATTTCAAATTACAAAACTTCACAACTTTGTGGTCAAATACGATGTTCCATGCTTGGCGTTTGTGCAGTTGAATCGTGACGGCATTACAAGAGAGTCTACGGACGTTGTGTCGGGTTCAGACAGACTGATATGGCTATGTACAAGCTTTTCTATCTTCAAGATGAAATCTGACGAAGAAGTGGCCGACGACGGTGCCGAACATGGAAACAGGAAACTAGTACCCGTTGTTGCTCGACACGGTGAAGGTCTAGATGATGGCGACTACGTTAGTATGAAGATGTTTGGCAAGTACGGAAAAATAGAGGAAGGCGTTACAAGAAACGAGATACACGAACAAATCAGGTCGAGAAGCGAAGGTTTTGAGCTAGATGAAGACGTTGACGAAGAATCAGATATTTCAAATTTGTGAACATTTGTTTGACAGGTTGCCACACCTGCTCACAGCTCTTGAAATAGAATATGTAGAGTATCCCAACCGATACTCTTTTGCGTGTCCCGTACACGGAGGAGATAACCCAGAGGGTTGTAGTATTTTTACGGATGGAACTACGGCAAAGGGCAACTGGCAGTGTTGGACAAATCATTGCGAGGAAGATTTTACAAACAGCTTACTGGGCTTTGTGCGGGGCGTACTTTCTAACAACCGAGGTAAAAAGGTCTCACTCAACGAAGCAGCCGGATACTGCTCAAACTTTTTAAACATGAGCATTGAGGCGTTAGAGCAAATCGAGGGCAAACAGCAGAGATCTTTAAATGTTTTGGATGTCTTCAACAGGGCTATTGAACGAGAATATATCGATGTGTCTAGAGACGAAATACGGTCTAGGATAAATATCCCAGCAGAATATTATATTAAGAGGGGATTTTGTCCGGAAACCCTAGACACTTTTGATGTTGGCTTCTGTTCTGAAAAAAATCGACCAATGTCCGGAAGAGTTGTTGTCCCAGTGTACGATGAAGGCTATAATTATGTAGGCTGTGTCGGAAGATCCGCTAACGGCCACATGTCTCCAAAATGGCTTCACAGTAAAGGCTTTAAAAAATCTATACTTTACGGTCTAAATATAGCCTTTGAACACATTCAAAAGACACAGACGGTCATATTGGTTGAGGGTCAGGGTGATGTTTGGAGAATGCATGAGGCGGGCCATAAAAATTGTGTGGGTATTTTTGGATCGAGCATCAATGACGACCAGCTATTACTGCTGGAAAAAACTGGAGCCATGAACGTTGTTATATTGACCGACTCTGATGAGGCGGGCAACAAGGCGTGTAGCCAAATAATGAAAAAGTGTGGAAGAAGATTCAACTATTACAGGCCCGAGATATCAACCAAGGACGTTGGAGATATGTCGGTTGAGCAGCTCAAACAAGAATTACATCCTCAGATTGGATCACTGCTAGCTAATGCAAATTAAGCACTTGATTATAACGAGACTAATGATTTCTTGGAATGCTCAACAGTCGCTGTCCGACATTGAGCAGTACCCAAATATGCAAAAAGCTCAACAGAGGTTAAATTCCAGAATCAATATTGTAAATAACTTTTATATACCGGCCATCAATAGCCAAACGAACGACCAGTTTGAAAATATTTTTCTTATTGATAGACTACACAAGGATCTAGATTACTCCGGATTTCACTTTTATAAACTTAAAAATTGTAAAATACTCTGTGAAGATTCTCACAGAACCCTAGATCCACACTTGGCACAGTTTTACACACAAAACCCGCTAACAGAACAAGAAAAAGACAATGGGTTCAAGACTATAAAGATGGTCGATGGAACAGAACAAGATATTCAGATACTTTCCGCATCGGCATCAAGCGACAAATACCAAACGGGATTTCATAACGAAGCACAGAACTACGTTACCAAAGAATATTCAGACACAGATTTCATCGTTACCACAAGGCTCGACACAGACGACGCTATTCAAAAAAACCACATACAAAATATCCAAGACGTTGTATACGACAAAAAGAGAAGTATGTTTATAGATCACAGGTCGGTGTTGTGTGCGCAGGTGCGTAACTATTTACCGCCTCAAATCAAAACATTCAAGAAGTTTTCATACGGTGGATCAAGAGGCACGATGATGCTATCCACCACCTTTAGACCAAATGAATTCAAACAGTACAATTGCTATCGCGCTGGGCACACCAGTATGTGCGGGAAGTTTGAAGTGAACCACAGACACAGGATAGAAAAGTTAGGAGGTCTGTATCTACATTGGAGAGGAAACATGACCAAAAATCGCATAGGATGCCATACTCGCCTAGAAAATACACCTGAAGTTAAAAACCTTTTTCCATTCTTACACGACTACGATGGCGTGTCCAACGAACATAACTTTAGATAAATCACAAAAGGATCAGTCAATGAAAAGCAGAATTTTAGCATTTGCTGGCAGCAAACAGTCGGGGAAAAGCACCGCTACAAACTTTCTTCATGGATACCAATTAAGATCACATTTGGTGATTGACGACTTTGGAATTACAGATGAAGGCAAGCTGGTTATCGACACGAACATGATTGGTGCGGATGGGGAAGAATCCAAAGGGCAAGGATTTTTGGACATTCATAGGAGCGATTTAGAGTTCGCAGAATGGGCGGCATACAGCATGTGGCCATACATCAAATGTTATTCTTTTGCTGCACCCCTTAAGCAGATTTGTACTGGTCTGTTTGAGCTGGGTGAAGATCAGGTATACGGTACTGATACGCAGAAGAACACAAAAACAATGTTTAGATGGGAGGAAATGCCCGGCATTGTTACCGATAAAACCATACTCAACAAAAAAGACATCAAACCCCTAATCGAAAGCGGGGCACTCAAATACCACAAGTCCGGTAAAATGAGCGCGCGAGAGTTTTTGCAATTCTTCGGAACAGAAATCTGCCGTCACATCTACGAAGACGTTTGGCATTCTCGGCTTATCAAGGATATAGAGGCCGAACAACCTCTCGTTGCGGTAATCGATGACTGTCGTTTTCCGAATGAAGCCGAAGCTATCCAGTCCGCTGGCGGAAAAGTGATTCGTCTAATGAGAAACAATATCAAAGACGCTCATGCTAGCGAACGCGCCCTCGACGCATATGACAAGTTTGACGCCACAATAGACAATAGGAAACTTTCCATTGCCGAAACCAACATGGAAATTATCAAAACTCTAACTGAATGGGGATGGCTTGGAGCCGAGATTAAACCGGAGGCGCCCGCAGACAAACAGCAACCTGCAATCGTCGGTGGTATTCACAAATTTCGAGAGGAAAGCGCATGATAGTAACATATGTTCGTAGCTCTTCATACAATAACTATGATTACTGTCAGATGCAGTACTTCATAACCTATGCCTTGGGACATCGGTCTATTTCTGGCAAGAAGGCCCAGTTGGGGACCATTGTCCATAAGGTTATGGAGTGCTTAGCCGCCTGCAAAAAAGAACTTCAGGATACCGGCAAGAAGACAAAACTTTCCATTACGGATGATGCTCTTGGCGAAATCAACTTTACGCAGAAAAAACTATACACCAAAAAGTTTGTGAAAGAACTTTTGGACGCTAGTTACCAATACTATACCGAAAATTGCACCCATAACTACACTGGCGCGGACATGAGATTTTGTTCTGGGCTGGTTGACGATGCCTTGCTGTACAACGACGGACAATTCGATCCGCGAGAAAGGAATGTTGTAGCTTCGGAGCCGCAGTTCGACATTCCCATTGAGGAAGACTGGGCCAAGTATAAATACAAGATGCCGGACGGCAAGGTCGTAGAGGGACAACTGGCAATTAAAGGAACGATAGACTTGGTAACGGAGGTCGATGACGGAGTAATAGAAGTTATTGACTGGAAAACCGGAAGAAGACTCAACTGGGCCACCGGAGAGGAAAAAACTTACGAAAAACTACTTGAAGATCCGCAACTCTTATTGTATAATTACGCTATCTCAAAACTATTTCCCGATTACGAACAGGCAATCATGTCGATATTTTTCATCAGAGATGGTGGGCCGTTCAGCATGTGTTTTGACAAGTCTGATCAGAAAAAGTTCTTGGGAATGTTGGAAACTAGATTTAAACAGATTCAGCATAACGAGTATCCGAGGCCAATCTCTTCTACGAGAACAAATTTTAAGTGTACGAAGCTGTGCCATTTCTACAAAAACAACTGGCCCGGCACTAATGTCTCAATGTGTGAACATGTAGAGGAACACCTCAAAGCCTTCGGACATGACGAAACTGTTGAGAAATGTACTAGAGATGGATTCGAGATCGGATATTATGAGGCGCCCGGATAATGATTGAAATAGAAATAACACAAGATATGAAGAAACGAGCTTGGAGAAAAGCTCGTCAGATGGGAGAAATTAACAACTCGATTACAAAAGGCGACGGCAACATTGCCGGGTTCTTGGGTGAGGAAGTAGCTAATGATATTATAAAGGGGGACATCAGCAACACCTATGATTACGATATCGTAAAAGATGGTGTCAAATGCGATGTCAAAACAAAAAGATGCACTAGCGAACCGAAACCCTACTACGAATGTTCCGTCGCTGCTTACAACACTAAACAAAAATGTGATTACTATGTTTTTGTCAGGCTGGAAAATATAAACGGTAGATGGACAAGGGCTTGGGTTCTTGGATGCTGTAACAAAAATAAATATTTCAAGAATGCTAGATTTCTAACCAAGGGTCAGAAAGACGGAAACAATAGCTTTAGAGTTAAGGCGGATTGTTACAATATGGAAATACAAAATCTTGAGCCGATGGAGACGATATGGGCACAGCAGAGTTAGTAGATCTAAATAAAGAATTCCACCTAGGAAACGGTTTTACTCTTGAGACATGCGAAAGGTTGGCTAAGCTGCTTACTGATGAGTATAGGGTTATTGTCAAGTATGATATGGCTCAAGATATGCCGCTGTATTCAGACAACAAGCTAAACGTGGTAATCTCCACATCGAGGGAAACACACGACGTTCCCAACGAATTCCACAGAGAAGATGTGCTGATCATATTTCAGCATTACTTCATGCTTGATACGTGGGGGCACCCTGTACCCAACCCTCTTGTTTTCCCGCTTCCGTTAGGACCGTTTAATGATGACAAAGAACAAATCATCAAACCTCTTTCAGAAAGAAAATACGATTTTTCTTTTGTGGGACAGATTCCGGACACGGGTACGAGAGATTGCTTTAAGCGCAACCTAGACAAGCTAATTGAAAATACTGACGATAAGTTTAAATTCTTTGTTCGTTACACGGACGGTTTCGCTAGAGGCTTGGACGCAAAAGAGTACCTAAGTATTCTGGGAGATTCTAGAATTTCACTATGTCCACAAGGAGCCAATTCTCTTGAGACTTTTCGCTTTTTTGAGTCGATAATGATGGGAGCCATACCTCTTGTGGAAATTCTACCTAAACTTTGGTATTACGAATCGTCGCCACACTTTAAGGGGCCGTGGAGAGATCTTGATAGGACGTTGAGTCGCTCGTTAAACTTCTTACAATCGCCAAACTGTAGACAGCTTCTCTACCAAGTTGGCGATTACTGTAATAAAGTTTTGACGCCTCAAAACTTGGCGAAACATCTACAAACACAAATTGAGCACCGAAGAAAACACGTTAACACCCACAGAGAAACACTGGGTCAGATGAGGAAAAAATTGAATGAGCTGGATTCCCATAAACTGTAAAACTCATTTTAGTCTACTTAAAGCATTTTGCAAATGTGATAAGCTTGCACAAAAGTGTAAAGAGTACGGATACAAAGCGTGTGTTATGGCAGACACAGAGTCCCTCTCTGGAGCTATGGACTTTCATAGCGCATGTCGCAAACATGGCATCAAGCCAATTTTAGGATGTGACTTCGGGGCGTACATGCTAATAGCGAAAAACAAGCAGGGATGGTTCGACCTTATTCGTATAGTTTCGCAGGGGGGTCTTAATCTTTTCAAAGACATGGCTGCAAAGGGTAATTTGATTTGCGTAACAGGCGAACATCAGAACGGTTATCACAAGCTATTCGGTAAGAATCATTTCTCGTACCCATACCCTGATCGTGGTATTTATTATGTAACCCAAGATGAGGCGGAAGCACACCGCATTCTGCTATGCTCGGGTATGAAGACGACACTACCAAAAGTTCACTCCTTGTTATCGTCGGGCGAAAGTGTAGATAACCAAGAGTTTTTTGAGAAGGACGTTTTTTATCTGCCAAGCCCGGAAGAAGTATCCGACACTCAAGATGAGATTGAGCTGCTCAATACTATTGTTGATATGTGTGAAGACTACGAGATAGCGTCAAAGCCCATGCTGCCAAAGTTTCAGTGCCCCAACGATATGGATGAGGACGAATATCTAACGCAGTTGTGTCGGGAAGGATGGAAACAAAGACTTATTAATTCCGGTAAAATTGATACACCAGAAAACAAGGACACGTATCTACAAAGAATTAAAACAGAACTCGATGTTATATTCAAGGCCGAATTATCTGGGTATTTCTTGATTGTTCAAGATATAGTAAACAGTGTTAAACGACGCGGATGGTTAGCTGGTCCCGGTCGAGGGTCAGCCGCCGGATGTTTGGTGTCTTTTTTGGTAGGGATTACAGAAGTTGACCCTATTGAGTATGGCTTAATCTTTGAAAGGTTCTATAACGAAGGTAGAAATACAGATGAGTACATCTCATTACCGGACATCGATATGGATGTTCCAGCCGAACATCGAGACGAGGTGATTAATGATATTCGAGAAAAATACGGACATGAAAAAGTTGGACAGATGATTACCTTTGGTAGACTTCAGGGAAGAGCCGCCCTAAAAGAGGTTCTACGTATCAACGATGCTGTTTCCTTTATGGAAATGAACAGAATCACGGAAAGTATTCCTGATGAAGCAAAGATTTCTGACCAACTAGAGTTAATGGAAGACAAATCCATCATTCGATGGACTTTGGAAAACGAACCAGACGATCTTAAAAACTGGTGCCTGCTGGACGAAGAAGGAAACCTGAGCGGTGCCTTGGCACATCTTTTTGAGCAGGCCATAAGAATAGAAGGGACAAATAAGTCTCAGGGAAAACATCCGGCTGGCGTTATTATATCCAAGCACTGCCTATCGGATGTATGCCCCATGACGGTTGACAAGTCAGGCGACCCCGTGGTGGCTTTTGAAATGACTGCACTTGAGGCCCAAGGTCATGTAAAGTTCGATGTTCTTGGGATTGATTTACTTAGCAAGATAATGGATATTTCTCAATGACAACAAACAGTATAACGGTACAAAAACAAGAGTACAAATCTGTCATTTTTTCCGGATGCTCAATTGAATCCAATGGGGTTTCAATATGTAATCTAAACGATTATGTAACTAGGGTCACTGGACGTTCCGCCCTGTATCAGGTGTGGTCTGACAGACACAGGGTCTACGATGTGTTTCACAACATTGACGATGCCGTCAATAAATTTTTAGAACTTAAAGATAAGAGGTAATCAACCATGGCTAATTTCCGGGACATTATTGTATTCGACTTTGAGACCGGTGGGGCCAATCCGCACACATGTCAACCTACGCAAATTGCAGCCGTGGCAATCCATGCCAGAAAGCTTGAATTGCAACCGGGAGGTGTGTTTAATAGCGAGATGAGACCCATTATAGATGACGAGAAGGCTATTAAAGCCGGAGTTGCCCCGCTTGAAGATAAAGCTCTGGAGATTACACGGAAGACTAGAGAGGGTCTAGCTAAAGCCCCCCTACCAAAAGGCGTTTGGAAAAAGTTTGGAAAGTTTTGTGACAAATACAACTTTAAAAAGACAAGCTGGACAGCTCCAATAGCTGCGGGCTACAACATCAACGGTTATGATATGCCAATTGTTGAGAGGATGTGTCAGCAATATGGTCCACTCGACGAGAAAAAGAATTGTCAGAAAATTTTTAACCCAATCTTTACCATCGACGTTATGCAGCATATTTATTGTTGGTTTGAAAACAACCAAGATGTCAAAGGTTATAGCATGGACTATATGCGTGACTACTTTGGTATGAGTAACGAAAGCAAGGAAAACGCTCACGATGCATTACAGGACGTTAAAGACACGGCCAATTTAATGATTAAGTTTTTAAAGTTGCAGCGAAATTTACTCAAGAAGGTTAAGTTTGAAAAAGCGTTTGCTAAAGGAGAGACGTATGTCTGATGGATTTTACGATTTTATAGAAATTGGTACGTCAGATTTTGATACGCTGATAGAAAAAGCTACAGATGAAATGAAAGGCATTTCAATAGATCCTTTACAGCATTTTTTAGATAGGTTGCCAAATCCTAAAAATTGCACCAAAGTTTGTGCTGCTATATCAGATGAACAGTGTGAAATTGATTTACATTACATAAAAGATGAGGATATAGTAAAGTATAATCTGCCTTATTTTGTACGAGGTTCTGCAAGTTTAGGACGTAGGCATCCTTTTATTTTAACCCTCCTAGCAAACGAAGCAGCAGATAATCCAATACCGGAACCAATAGACCCGGATGAAATTTATTCCAAGAAAAAAGTACCAGTAAAAAGACTAAAAGATATTATTGATGAATACAAAATTGATGAAATTAAAATTTTAAAGATAGACGCAGAAGGTTGTGATGATAAAATTCTTTTAGATTATTTTGAGTGTTGTGAAAAAGAAAATTACCCATTTCCATACTTTATCCAATATGAACACGTACTACTACCTAGCGTAAGAAGAAAAAATTTAGAAGAAACAGCAAAAGCACTTCGCTATCATGTTCAGGCTAAAAGATTAGATGATACAATACTCATCAAGAAAAAAGAGGGAAAAATTTGTCCAGCCTGTGGCGGGAAGGGTAGAATAGATGAATGAATTTGATATTAATAATTTTGACGATACAGATGTCTGGGATCTAATCTGTGATGGGCAGACTAAAGGGGTTTTTCAGCTAGAGTCTAGCTTGGGAAAGCATTGGGCTAAGCAGGTTAAGCCTAGAAATATTAAAGAGCTTGCAGCACTCATTAGTCTGATTCGTCCCGGATGTCTAAAGGCCAAGGACGCAAATGGCAAGAGCATGACACAGGTATATGTGGATAGAAAGTCAAACAAAGAACCTGTAACCTATCCATCTTCAGCCTTGGAGGAAATACTCTCTGAAACCTATGGCGTGCTCGTTTACCAAGAGCAATCAATGAAGATTGCACAAAAGCTTGCGGGGTTTGACCTGAAGGAAGCTGACGCCCTACGTAAGGCTATCGGCAAAAAGAAGGCGGATCTCATGGAGAAAGTAAAGAAATCTTTCCTAGAGGGCGCTGCTAGTCAAGGAATCGTTACCACAGAGGTGGCTGAAGAGATCTTTTCTTGGATTGAAAAGTCAAACCGATACGCTTTCAACAAGTCTCATGCCGTATCATATGCTATCAACGCATACTGGAGCGCATACTGCAAAAACTATCGAAGAGTAAAGTTCTATGTGTCGTATTTAAATCATTCCGACAGGAAACCTGACTCCCAGAGAGAAATGAAAGAGCTGATAGTCGATGCTAAGTTTTCAGATGTTGAGGTATATCCTCCGCGCCTTGGACATCTTCACACAGACTTTTACTCAGAAGGCAACACAATATATTTTGGACTTAACCATATAAAACATGTGGGTAAAAATGAATGCGAAAAAATAGAGAAGATATGCGCAGAGGCAGATGTAAGTCTGTATTCGTGGATGGATGTTCTCACCAAGATCATTTACAAAGGAAGACTTAACAAAAGATCCGCCATCGCGCTCATATCTGTTGGAGCATTTAATGGTGTTAATAACACAAAAGACAGACAGGCCATGCTTT